CTTGAGAACGCCAGAAGCAGAATTCAGAACAAAGCGCACGAATTGCTTCGTATCAACAGTAACCGCCTGGCTTCCAACCGGATCCTGGGAAGCCTTGATCGATACAGAGAGAACACCAGAGCAAGGCGAAGACGTAATCCTGGCATTTGATGGAGCGTTCTCAAACGACAGCACCGCGCTCATCGCCTGGCTGCTTGGCGGAGAGAAACCGCATCTCATGGTTGTAGGAATCTGGGAACGACCAGACGACGCAGAACAGGGATGGCACGTGCCGGTGGCCGAAGTCGAACAGACGATCATCGACACATTCAGAAACAGCAACTTCCAAACCAAAGAGATCGTCTTCGACCCGGCGCGATGGCAGCGCACCTTCATGGTTCTAGACGAGCAAGGAATGCCAGTCGTTTCTTATCCGAACAGCGCAGAGCGCATGGTTCCAGCAACGCAAAAATTCTACGAAGCCGTAGTGAATCAGAGCTTCACCCACGATGGCGATGAAAGAATGGCAAGGCACATAACAAACTGCGTCACGAAGCAATCATCTCGGGGCGTTATGGTTGCGAAAGCAAGCTCGAAGCGGAAAGTCGATGCGGCCGTAGCAGCAATCTTCGGATACGACAGAGCAACGCAACCACCAGAACCAAAGCCACCAGTGGCCCGGTTCTTCTCGGTTCAACTTTAGGAGCGCAATGAAAAAAATTGATTTCTCACTCATAGCAGAAGTGACTGGCGTAGCATTAGCAACCACAGGAATCGCAATGCTCTCATTGCCGATCGCATTAATTACACTCGGAACATTTCTAGTATGGATAACAGAAAAGGCTAACTGATGAGTCTATCGAAACGGATCAAAGCAGCAGAGCAGAAGCGTATGAACACGAATCAATACGTCGAACCAATTATTCCAGGACGCCCTGCTTACATGGCCCCATCTGGAATCGACGTCAACGCAGACTCCGCAATTCGCATGTCCACAGTTTATGCATGCATCCGATTGCTCGGCGATACGATTTCCTCATTGCCACTTTCAGCATACGTCCGACGCGGCCGCAACAGACTCTCATACGCCAGCGTTTACGGATCACAGCCAGCATGGGTAAACAAGCCAAACCCAGAAGCATCGCGTGTGGAATTTTATGAACAGATCATCGCTTCACTTAATATTCATGGCAACGCATTCATCCTCACCGTTCGCGACGACATGGACGAAGTGCAAGAGGTCTATTGCATCCACCCGGACGACATTCGGATCGAGCGACTAGGGCCAGGGCAACCACTTATCTACAAGATGAAAGATACGCAGGGAACATTCTCCCGAACACTTACATCACGCGAGATGAAACACATTCCACTCTTTAGACTTCCAGGATCTATGTACGGCCTCGGCCCAATTGCAGCAGCTCGACTCACGATCGGCGCAGCGATGGCAGCAGACACCTACGCAGCCGCATACTTCGGCAACGCAGCAAACCCAGGCGGCGTCATTGAAGTGCCGGGCGAATTAACAGAAGAGCAGGCAGGAGACATCGGCCGCGATTGGAACATCACCCACACAGGGCCGTACCGCGCAGGCAAGATCGGAATCCTTTCAGGCGGCGCACAATTTAGACCGCTAACACTTAATGCAGCAGACGCGCAGCTCTTAGAAGCCAGAAGATTCAACGTTGAAGACATCGCCAGATTATTCCGAGTACCGCTAAGCCTTCTTGGACACCCGGTCGCAGGAGCAATGTCGTTCGCCAGCGTTGAAGCGCAGAACCTTTCATTCGTGCAGCACTCACTTCGCCCATTATTGGAACGAATTGAGCAATCACTTTCTGAATTACTTCCAGAACCGGACGGCTTCATCAAATTTAATCTTGACGCATTGCTGCGCGGAACCACCATAGAACGCTTCGACGCTTACACGAAGGGGCTTCGCGAAGGCTTCCTATCATTGAACGACGTCCGCGCCGTTGAAGATTTAGCACCACTAGGCGACGCAGGCGATCAATACAGAGTGCCGCTACAAAATATCGACGCAGCAGACGCACCAGACGTCGGCCTCAAATTACGATCAGAGATCGCAGCAAGCCTGATCCAGGTCGGCTTTGATCCAAAGGCCGTAGCAGAAGCGGTCGGATTACCACCGATGGCCCACACAGGAGTACCAAGTACACAGCTGCAACCCATCTCCACTATTGACCCAGGAGATCCGGCTTCAGTTTATGAGGTGCAATAAATGCAGAAGCGAGCCGTTGATTTATCAGCCCCGGCCTTTATTCAAGCAAACGCAGAACGCGGCCTGAAATATTTGGCAGAAGGATACGGCGGCGACGGCCTGACAGAAGGAACGAAGCAAGCAGCTCGAGAGATGGCAGCAGGCAACATAAGCGAAAACAAAGTCAGGAAAATGGCCCCCTGGTTTGCCAGACACAAAGTCGATGGCCAGGCAACAAAGAACAGCAACCCATCCGATCCACAATACCCAGGCGCAGGATTAGTCGCCTGGCTTTTATGGGGCGGAGATGCAAACTTCAGCGACCGAGCACAAAACTGGGCGCAGAGAAAAATAGACGCACTCGATGCAGAGGAAGACTCAAGGAGCAAAATGACAAAGAAAATAGAACGCCGCACCTTTACGATCAAGAACGTAGAAGCTCGCCAAACAGAGGACGGAACGATGCGCCTCTCCGGATACGCAGCCGTCTTCAATAACGACAGCGTGCCGCTTCCATTTATTGAACGGATCGCACCCGGCGCATTCCGAAAGACCCTGACCGAGACACCAGACGTGCGCCTCTTGATCAATCACGAAGGCCTACCTTTGGCACGAACAAAGAACGACACCCTTCGACTTCACGAAGACGAAACCGGCCTCTACATGGACGCCGATCTACCAGACACGCAAGCAGCTCGTGACCTTTACACGCTGGTCGAGCGCGGCGACGTTGACCAGATGAGCTTTGCATTCCGAGTGATCCGCCAGACTTGGAACGAAGGAAGAACAGAGCGCACCCTCACAGAATTATCGCTGGCAGACGGCGACGTTTCAGTCGTAACTTACCCAGCATATCCAACGACCACAGTTGAAGCCAGGGAACAATTGAAGGCAGCGATGCAAGCAGTCAAAGAAGGACGCGATATCAGTCCAGAAACTATGATCGTTCTAGAAAATATATTCGCTGATCTTTCAGAAGGCCACGAATACATAATGAAGGCAGCGCAGATCATGAGCGAATTTATGGCGATGGAAGATTCCACTTATATGGATGAAGAAGAAGACCGCGCAGTAGACACCGTCGGCAGCTTCGTCTCCTGGGATTCTTCCGGCGGAACAGCACGCGGCAAGATCGTGCGCGTCGTTCGCGAAGGCACTCTCAACGTTCCAGAAACAGATTTCACAATCAACGCAGAAGAAGACGACCCTGCGGTTCTGATCCAGCTCTATCGCGAATTGCGAGATGGATACGTGGCAACGGATACATTGGTAGGACACAAAGCATCCACACTCACAGCGATCGATGCGCTACCAGAACCAAGTCCCGAAGAATCAAATCGCAAGATTTCTCTTCGCCTTGCGAAAGCAATCGTAGAAAATACAAAGTAGAATTCTGCTGCAATCAGCAGATACAAAGCCGGAGCGCCTCTCGCACCCAACATGCGCCGCGAGAAGAAGTGACACCACTTTGATCCAAACCCTAATCAGAAGGAGATCAACATATGTCAAAGTCTTTCCTTGATAAGTTGATCGAGCGTCGTGATGCAGTCAAGTCAGAGATGGACGCAGTTCTTGAAGCAGTAGCAGAAGAGAACCGCACTGACCTAACAGCAGAGGAAACCACAAAGGTGGATACACTCGTAGAAGAATCACGCTCACTCGATACAAAGATCGAAAAGATGAAAGCCCAAGCAGATGCAGATGTTAAAGCATCTGAAATCCGCTCAGCAGTTTCAGATGTCGCAATGCCACGCACCACAGGCAGCGCAACAGTCACACGCGAAGAGCGCACATACTCAGCAAACTCAGACACATCATTTGTGAAGGACGCATTCAATGCGCAATTCTCAAATGACTACGCAGCAAACGAGCGCCTCGCTCGCCACATGCGTGAAGAGTCAATCGAGCGCCGCGATGTTGGAACAGCACAGTTCGATGGTCTTGTAATTCCACAATACCTCGTCGACCTTGCAGCTCCACTAGCACGCGCAGGACGCCCATTCGCCGATGCAGCAACAAACAAGATGGCACTTCCACCATCAGGTATGACACTAAACATCAGCCGCATGACAACAGGATCATCAACAGCCGTTCAAGTTACACAGAACGATGCAGTATCAGAAACAGATGTAGATGACACACTGCTCACGATCAATGTTCGTACAATCGCAGGCCAGCAAGATATTTCTCGCCAGGCACTAGAGCGCGGAACAGGCATCGACACATTCGTGATCGCTGACTTGATCAAGTCATGGCACACCACACTCGACTCACAGATCCTCAATGGCGCAGGCACAGCCGGCACAATCAAGGGCCTTCGTGCTTCAGGTGGAAACGCCGTCACATTCACATCAACAGCCCCAACAGTCGGATTACTTTATCCAAAGCTCGCTGATGCAATTCAGCAGATCCAGACAAACGCATTCGTTTCACCTACACACTTCGTGGTACACCCACGTCGTCTCGCATTCTTGCTCGCAGCAGTAGATGGCAGCAACCGTCCACTCGTTGTACCAGCAGCAAACGGCGCGACAAACGCGATGGGCGTAGGCGGAGCACCATCATACGGAAACTCCGGATACCAGATGCTCGGACTTCCAATCATCACCGATGCAAACATCGGAACCACATACGGAACCACTACAAACCAGGATGAAATCTATTGCGTAACAGCAAGCGAATCTCATCTTTGGGAACAGCCAGGATCACCATTCGCCCTTCGCTTTGACGCGACAGGCGCTGGCAACCTTCAGATCAAGTCTGTCGTTTACGGCTACGCAGCCTATACAGCAGAGCGCTATCCATTAGCAGCCAGCATAATTTCAGGCACTGGATTATCTGCGCCAAGCTTCTAGAAGAAGCACAGCACTAAATTGTGCAGGGCGAGTGGCCCACCCCCCGAGTCACTCGCTCTGCACTTCTAAACAGGGGGAACAGATGAAGACAGGACACAAAGTAACAATCGGCTCGTGCGATCCAGGATCCGTAAATGGATCCTTCGCATACAGACTGATCCAACTTGCGCAATCAAGAAGCGACAGACTCGGCCCATTTGTAAGAATTAAGGGTTCCGGACTTTTATCAAAGCAACGCAACCGGATGGTGAAACAATTTCTAGATAACACAAAGAGCGACTGGCTTCTTATGTTGGACTCAGATGAGCAGCTCACCGTTCCAGCATTTGACGCCTTGATCGACACAGCCCATGACAAGGAACGCCCAATCGTCGCAGGCCTTGTCTTTGCAGGATTTGGAGTACCAGGCAAGCCTTACCCAAAGCCAGTCCCGGCAATATTCCAGGACTCAGATAAGGGCTTCCTTCCACTTTACAAATACGACAAGAATGCAGTCTTTGAAATTGACGCAGCAGGAACCGGATGCCTGATGGTTCACAGGAGCGTTCTAGAGAAGATGCGCGAAGTCGCAGATCCGAATCAAGGAACCGACTGGTGCTGGTTCTGGGATGGGCCAGTAAACGGAGAATGGATCGGCGAAGATTTATTATTCTGCCGAAGGATGAAGGCGCTCGGATTTAGGATCCACGTCAACACCGCCGCCGTTCTGCCGCACCAGAAGAGCTTCTGGATGGAAGAGATACATAATGATATTTGGCAAGATTAAGAAGATCCGGCGCAAGCCGGCAAAGGAAACAGCAACCGCCGATCCCAAACTAGAACGCGCAATGCTGCCGAAACCGGAAAGAAGGACGAAGCGTGGCCCTAACTAATGCCTATTGCACCCTGGCCGAATTAAAGGCCTCACTTGCGATCACAGATGCCGTAGACGACACCCCACTCGAAGCAGCGATCACAGCAACGAGCAGAATGATCGATGACTACACCGGGCGCTTCTTTTACCGAAACGGAACAGCGCAAGTACCAGTCGCCCGTTATTACACCCCACTCGATCCCTGGACGCTGAACATGGACGATAACTACGCGATCACAGAAGTAGCAACAGACGACAACTTCAACCAGACATGGGATATCGTCTGGTCAACCAGCGACTACATGCTTGAGCCAGTAAACAACCCACAGCGCGGCTGGCCAGTCAACCGCATCCTTGCAATCGGCCGATACGTTTGGCCTTATTATTTACCACAGGCCTGCCGAATCACCGGCATCTGGGGATGGACAGCAACACCAGCAGAGATCAATATGGCAACCTTGATCCAAGCAGCTCGATTATTCACACGCCGCCAGTCGCCATTTGGAATCGCAGGAAGCCCGGACTTAGGCACAGTGCGCCTCACAGCCAAACTTGACGCAGACGTTGAAGCCTTGCTTCGACCATTCCGCAAGAACAATGGGCTGGCTAAATAATGCCGATGCAACCAAGCCAGGTGCGAGACGGACTCAAAACAAGACTTCAAACAATCTCGGGGCTTCGCGTTTACGAAGTGATCCCAGAACCAGTAACTCCGCCATGCGCGATCGTGGGGCAGCTCGACTTCACATTCGATATCGATAACGCCCGGGGATTAGACCAAGCAAACGTTGATATTTATGTGATCGTCCAGCGCTTCTCAGAGCGAGCAGGCCAGGACGCCCTCGATGGATACCTTGCAGGAACCGGAGCAACATCTATCAAAACAGCAATAGAAGGAGACAGAACGCTCGGTGGTGCATGCCAGACATTGCGAGTGATCGGCGCAGAGTCCGGAACCTACGACTCGCAATCGAATACTTTTCTCTCTTACCGATACCGCCTAACAATCTACGGATAAGGAACCGACATGACATATACAGTAATCTCAAACCGGGAAGTCTGCGGAAAGACCACAGGCGACACGCTCACAGCGAAAGAATTGCAAGATGCAGGAGTCAGCACAGAAACTCTGATCGCCGGCAACCACATCAAAGCAAGTAACACAGCACCACAAATCCCATCCATCACAATCAAAACAGAAGAAGGAGCGACTAAATAATGGCTCGCATAGTTCTCACAGACGCATTCATCTCCGTCGGCGGAGTGGATCTGAGCGATAGAGTCGCTTCAGTTACACTCAGCGAAACATTCGACATCGTCGAAACGACAGCATTCTCATCAACAGCAGCAAAGACACGCGTTGCTGGATTAGAAGACAATTCAATCACCCTCGAATTTCATCAAGACTACGCAACCAGCGAAGTAGAGCAGACAATCTACCCACTTCTGGGAACAGCAGCAGCTGTGATCGTAAAGCCAAACGGCAGCGTTACCAGCGCGTTCAATCCAAGTTATACCTGCTCTGCTATTATTGCGGAATGGACTCCGATCAACGGATCCGTCGGCGAATTGGCCACAGCTAGTGTGACTTGGCCAATCACAGGAGCAATAACAAAGGCGGTCGTATAATGGCAAGACTCGTACTAACAAACGCATCTGTTGTATTTGGAACCACCGATCTCTCGGATTATATTTCGAGCATCACTCTAAATTCAACATTCGATATCGTCGAAACAACTGCATTCGGAAACACAGCGAAGACACGTGTTGCCGGTCTTGCAGACAATTCTGTGACGCTTGAATTTCACCAGGACTACGCAACAGGAGAAGTCGAGCAAACAATCTATCCGTTACTCGGAACAGCAGTCACGATAGTAGCAAAGCCAGTAGCAGGAACAACAACAACAATCAATCCTAGTTATTCATTTTCGACGCTTGTCGCAGAATGGACTCCGCTAAATGGATCCGTTGGTGAATTAGCAACTGCAAGTGTGACTTGGCCGATCTCCGGCGCAATTACCAAAGCAACATCCTAAAGAAAATAGGGGGAAACAAAGATGGATGGATTAAATATCAAAGTCAAGACGATTGATGGCGTGGAAAAGACGTTCTCATTACGGCCACGCATCATCGTCGACTTCGAACAGAAGTACGGCAAAGGACTAGCCAAACTTATCGGCGAAGAACAGAAGCTTGAACATATCTATTATTTAGGATGGCTCGCGCTTAAATTTAACGGAGTCGTTGTGAAACCCTTCGGCCCGGAGTTCTTAGACACGCTTGAAGGAGTTCAACTAGATACAGACCCAAATTCAGAATCCACAGAGATAGCCTGACCTATTCAATAGCAGCAGTTTCTGTGGAGACAGGAATAGATCCGATTTCATTAATGGATGCACCAGATGGCATCCTTGAAGCGATCGTGATCTATCTCAAAGAGAAGGCAAAGGCGGCAAACAAACATGGCAAATGAAGTCGTTGCAATAAACGGCATCAAAGAAACCACCGCCGCCTTGAAGAAGTTCGACAAGGACGCAGCTCGTCGCCTAAGCAAAGTAATCAACGACGAGCTGCGCCTGGCCGAAAGCAACGCCAAAGACCAGATACCAAGCAAGCCACCGATGAGTGGATGGAGAACGACGGCGGCAAAGAACCCACGAAAGAGCACCAGAGGCGGCGAAGGCTGGCCAGCGTGGGATCCAGCAGCGATCCGCCAGGGCATCATTAAAACTCGCGCAGAGGGCCGCGTGCGTTCGGATTACACCACCAGCGCCGGCGCACTCCTAAACAAGACCGCCTCGGGCGTTATCTTCGAAGTCGCAGGACGCAGGACACCAGGCGAAGGAACAGGGCGCAAGCTGATCAGCAACATGAATGACCGCTTCCGCAAAGCCAGTCGCGGAGTTTACGCCGTCATTGATCGCGATCGCCCCCGGATTTATGCCAATATCAGAGCAGCGATGGACGACGCACAGAAGACCCTGCAAGCCAATTTCAATAAAGAGAAGGGATAACCGAGCATGGCAATAGGCGCAGTAACCGCCCGGATTATTACCCAATATTCAGATAAAGGCAGCAAGGCAGCAGCCAGAGATATCAACAAGCTTGGCAAGAATTTCGACAAATTTGCAGGCAAGGTAGGCAAGGCCTTCGGATTAGCGGCAGCAGCCAGCGCAGCATTCGCGATCAAGATCGGAATTGACTCCGTCAAGGCAGCGATCGCAGACGAGAAGTCCCAGGCGCTTCTTGCCAATTCGCTCCGCCAAACCACAGGAGCAACGGATGCAGTAATCGCATCGACCGAAGCGTTCATAGACCAAATTCAGCGAACATTTGGAGAAGTTGACGACAACCTTCGTCCGGCGCTATCAAAACTCGCTTCAGTAACCGGCAGCGTTACGGATGCCCAGAAACTTCTAGGCTTGGCACTTGATGTTTCAGCCGGCGGAAACGTTGACCTTGACGCAGCGACGAATGCAGTAACAAAGGCGCTGCAAGGAAACTACAAGGCGCTCAAGAATCTCGGCGTTCCAATTACGGATGCGATGATCAAATCCAAAGACCTCAACGCCATACTTACGCTGACTGCAAAGACATTCGGTGGAGCAGCAGCAACCAGAGCAAACACCTTCGAATATAGAATGGTTCGGCTTAACATTGCATTCGGAGAAGCTAAGGAAACACTTGGCAAAGCGCTGATGCCTACACTTGAAGGATTATTCACCATCATGGTGACGAAAGTTATTCCAGCAATACAAACATTCCTCACCGAGAATGGCGACAAACTCGTCGGCGTTATGACCACCGCGATCAAGGCCGTTGTCGGCTTTGGATTCACAATATTTAAAATCTTTTCATTTGTAGCAAAGCATAAGAGCGTCTTCGTACAAGTGGGCGCGATCTTTGCAGCAACATTCGTAGCAGCGAAAGTGATTGCGTTCGTAACAGCGTTACAGGCACTCATTAAGGCTTATCAAGCGATCAGAGCTGCTGCACTTGGAGCAGCAACAGCGCAGGCAGCAGCCACCGGCGGAATTTCAGTAGCAGCAGCCGCCGCCGGCGTTGCAGCCTTCGCTTTAACACTTGGCGGTCTTTATCTTGTAACCAGGACAGCAAATAACGAGATGGACAAGATGGAAGGAGCAGGCAGCGATTTAGAATTTACATTCGACGGATTAAACGGAGCCACTGACGACTTCTTCGCAAGTCTCGGTGGCCTCAACGTTGATCTTGGTAAAACAACAGGAAAGACAAAGGCACTCACAGCAGCAGACCTCAAACTTATTGCAACACAGAAAGCGCTCGCAGCCTTGCGCAAACTTGGAGTAACTCCAACCACCGAAACAGATCCGATCCAGCTCGAAGCAGCACGCCTGAACCTTGTAAGGCAAGCGAACATCTTGGAAGCAACACGCGTTCAAGCCATCATCGCAAACCTTGAAGCGCAACTCAAAGCAAACGAAGCGATCACGCGATATGTTGATCTTCTCGGCGTTGTTGCAGATTCTAAGATCACATCAGAAGAAGTCATAATCTTATCTCAGAAGTGGGGCATCACTAGGGAAGCCGTTGTCGCTTACACCAGCGCGATCTTTGCAGTCAACGATGGAAAGATTTCCACAAAGGAAGTCGCAGCACTCGCCGAACAATGGGGCATAACAACTACACAGGCGCAGTTCTATCTTGACTTCTTCGCAGCCCTTAATGACGGCAAACTTTCAGATGAAGAGATCAAGAACCTTGCAACTAAGTGGAATCTAACAAACAAAGAAGTCGCCGATTATGCAAAGAAAATCTCAGATGCGCCAAGCCCTTCCGCCCTTTGGCCTACACCCGGCAACCAGGCAGCGCAATCTTGGAAAGACGCGCTCGCAGCTCTTAACGCCTACATTGCAACTTCAAAGGCAAAGATCGAAGTATTAACGCCAGAGGTTTCAGGATCAGATTTAACAGCAACGACCAAAGCGCAGCGCGACGCCCTGATCAAAGCTCGAGAAGGATTGCCGATCTCTGGGCCGAATGACCCTCGCGTTTTATATGGCGGCGGCACAGGCGCAGGCGGAAGAACCGCAAGCGACGGATCCATTTCTTACTTTGACCCAAACAGAGTAGGGATGACATCTGGGGGCATTCCCAAACTTGCCACTGGCGGAATTGTTACCAGCCCAACGATCGCGATGATCGGAGAAGCAGGGCCAGAGGCCGTCGTTCCACTTAACCGGATGGGATCGATGGGCGGAGCAACCGTCAACATCGTGATCAACGGCAGCGTTACCAGCGAAGGCGACCTCGTCAACGCGATCCGCAACGCCATTCTCCAGGGCCAAAATAACGGCCAGGCGATAACGAAGACAGCGATCCAGCTCTAATGGCAGGCATTCCACAGCTCGGCGCAGAGATCGACTTCGTCAACGGCCCAGCATTCATCGCCGTAGCCTTTACATTGAACGACCCATACAAAGGGCAGCTAGGCAAAGGGCAGCTCGCAGATGGCGATGACATCGTCGACATTTCGAGCATCATATTGCGAGCATCAATCCGAAGAGGGCGCAACCGGATCCTAAACAAATT